AACTGATGGAGTAGCGTCAGAAGCGAAGACTAGTTGTACGGCTGCACCATCACGAAGTTCTGCAACTCCATAGATTGTATCAGCAGTCATCAAGTCACCTAAGAACTCTTGCTTGTATTGTGTCTGAACACGTACACCCATTTGCTCTGCAAGGATAAACGCATCACGGTGACCTAGAATACCACCAACTACACGACCGTTAGCACCGTTTTCAGCAGCACTTTCGACTTCAGGTAGGTTAGTAGATACATAGATTTTAATACCGTAGATTTCGCCAATTAGACCATTTTCTACTGGACGGCCATTAACGAAGTCAGAACTGTTGAAACGGTCAATACCTAGAATGTCCTTCTTGACTGAAGGAGGTACGACCATGAAACGATTGTCCATAGGTACGTCAGCGTCATCAAGTTCTTGAATAGCTTGACGGAAACCCAGGTCAGTAAACACGTCAGTAGCTAGTACAGTGTCAGCAGCGTAAGCTGTTAAAGCACCTGAACTACCAGCGTCCATGTAGTAACGACCAGACAGTGAGCTACCTAGAGTACCTAAGTCAGAATCAATCTGACGAGCTAGAGCATAACCAGCGTCTTCTGTGTAGAAAGAACGTAGTGATGGTAAAGCTTGAACGTCAGTGATGTCCTCAATTAAACGTGAGTATTCGTAGTGCTGGTCGATACTTACTGAAAAGTCTGTATCTGCACCAACGATTAGGTTTACTTGAGTGTTTTCTGCCTTAGCAGTAGCTGAACCACGTACTGGCTTAGGAATGTGAAGAGTATCACCTTTCTTGCCTACATGATTCATTTTCTTTACTAAGTTAGCAATTACAAGATTAGACTTGTAAGCTGCTGCGATTTCGTCTGACCAAATCTCTGGGACAAAAGCATCCACATTGGTTGGTGTGACGTGATTTGAATTACCTAAACCTGCCATTGTATATATTTCCTATAAAATAAAAGTAAAAAGTTATTTAACCCGTCCTTCCCTATAAGCTCTGTCAAATTCATCGACATTAGCTTTATAGCGTTCTGGGTCACTAATCATTAAATTGACAATGTCAGAGCGTTTGTAGATTTTTCTTGATGCAGGTTCGGAAGAACCCTTAGTTGAGCCAGTTGATGCTTTCTTTCGTTGCTGTTTCTTATCTTCTTCCTGCATACTAGCTGTCTTAGAAACGACTTCTTTACGTTCGTCCCAATTACCTAGTAATTCGTCAGCAGCGTCAAAATCCCAATTATTCATTCTATTGAGTAATTCTTGACGTACTCTTGAAGACTTAATCCATTCAATAAAGTTATTATCGTTAACAGTTTCAGCAATATTAGGATACTTCTGCAAGATTTTATTATGCACAGCTTCCTTTTGCTGTTGCGCTAAGAATTCTTCCATTTGTTTAATTTTAGGATTATTCTCAACACGACTATTAACATACTGGTCAGGTTCATCAAAGATATCTACTTCTGGTTCTGACGGTTGTGCTGGGCTATTTGACTTGTGTTTCTCTAGGTTAGATTCAATGTAGTCATCAACAACTTTGCGTAAGTCACCTAGTTCGCTACCCTGCTTACCTAAAAGTCTTTCAGCTTCTTGGTGCATACGCGCCACTTCCGCTACGGACTTATTGGAATACTTGGGGTCAAGCTGTTCTTCGGTGTCTGGTTGGGCTGTTTCCTCGACTTGAGCAGCCTGCTGTTGAGTACCTTCATCTATCTCGTTAGAGATATTAACAAGGGTCTCGTCATCTTCTAGAATTAACTCTGTCTGTAGAGGTTCTACGATACGTTGTGTCATTTTTAATAATTTCTCCGTACTTTCGTATTATGGATTTTCTTAAGATTTAGCGGCTTTCTCGTGGTCTCTAGCCCATTTCATAGAAGCACCTGGAAAGGAACTATCTAGTGAAAAAGAGACTGGGGAAATTATCCGCTTTGCGATGTGGCCACACACTGAACATAAAACTTCTCTTTGGTCGGGGTCAGTTAAGTGTTCAGTGGTATGGTCGTTTGAGCAGGTGAAGTCATATAATCTACGACTCATTAACTGCTACCTTCTTTCTCTTCATTGAGAAGCTCGTCATAGGCATTATCGATTGAGTTCTGCCAATTCAATAGCCTTTGAAATACGTCAAGTTTACCTTGCGATATATGCAAGTCTTTAGCGTCTTTCAAAGACATTATGTTAATTGTTAAGGCTGCTGCTTGTATATCTTCCTGAAATTGTTTCCAACCATCAGTAAGAAATAAGTCAGCATAGTCTTCGTAATATTTTTGTAATTCAGGTGCCATAAGTGTTGACATTCTCCTTAATATGTGTTATATAATATTATATCATACCTTTATTAAAAAGTCAAGCTATTTTTTAGCCATTTGCATCTGGACTATATCTTCCCTTGACTCAATTTCTTTTTGTTTTAATTCTAATTTAGCTATTTCAACAAGGCGTTGGAATTCATCTACAGGCATATTTTTAGCCATAGCGGAAATACGTCTAGTTTCTTCTTCAATAGGTAGTAACTGAGTTTCTACTTGATTCTGTTCTATTCTAGATACAATTTCTGCTGTTTGTGCTTTGACGTTTTCTAACTGAGCCTGTGCTGATGCCATCTGTAGCTGCTGTGCCATTTGCTGTGCTTCTTGTTGCTCAGGATTAGGCTGACTAGCTTGTCGCATAGAAGCGATAATTTCTTCACGATTAGCTAATCCCATGTTATCTACAATTGACTCAACCAACAGTGGGTACATTGGTGACTCAGGAGACATAGTCTGTAGCAACTGCACTAGCTGTGTTACTTCGTACTCACGAGCAATAATACCCAGTGAACTAGTAGCAACAAACTTAAAGTCTTGTGCAGGGTATAGCTCAGGACTGTATTGCATATAACGACAAGCAGACTTCTTAACAAAAGGAATTAGGAAGTTTTCTTGGAAGTTAATCAACGTACGCTTGTGGCGTTTAATGATTGCGCCAAGAGACATTGAAATGCCTGCTGCTGTGGCTTCACCATTAATAGAACCAGGTATACCAGCAGCGTCTACAGCACCCGTAGATGTCTGTACCATTTTTTGTAACTGCGCTGCTTGTTCAAATGTAATTTGACTTACTTGACCAAAGTTAAATGGATTTAACACTTCAGCAGGATTACCATTGGTTAAAATAGTTTTTCCTGGACGTATATCTAACTTAGCTCCACGAGGCATACGCGATGCGTCTACAGCCATCATAGGGTGGACTGTAAGAGCTAAAGCATCAATACGTGCGCGTAGCTCAGTGTCTAATGCTTTCTGGCTGTTGTAGGCCTTTTCACAGATGCCACGACCCCAAAAACGGCCAGGCACTCTGTCCCAAGAAAAAGCAACCACTGGTCGGTCTTTCATCATGTATGGGTTTTCTTCTAACTTAAGAATAGTGCCACCAGCAGCTATCACCATAATTACTTCAACGTAACTATCTGTGTTTTCTTGTTCTTCCCCTTCTTCCTGATTTTCCAAAGAACTTGTTAAAGTAACTTCTTCATCTTCTTGTTCTTCTTCGTATTCTCTAGCCTTAGCATCAATTTCTAATGACGCGATAGCCGACTTAAATAAACTTTTAGGAACTAAGCCATAGTATTTAGTAAGCCGTACCATGTCTTGGTCGTAAATAGACAAATCTTTACTTGCATCTAGTAAGTCAGGGTCGTATGAACTCTTAGGCACATCTACATCTAAGTATATGCCGTTGTCTATGTTTTGCTGTACTTGGTGGTAGGAAACCATTTGGTCAATAGCCACACCAATAGCGTCTTCAATGTCAGTAGCAATAGGGTCAATCAAAAAGTTTTGTGGCATGACTGGGTCTAGCTTAACTACAAACCTATCACGTTTTTCAGTACCAATTACTTCAACACCAGCTTCAGGCGACTGCCTAGTAGCAGGGACGTATTCAGTAACTTCATCCATTACTAACTCACCAATACCAGTACCAAACACAGCAGAGTTAAGAATACACTCAGCAATGTTACTTCTTGCTTTAGTAAAGTGCATATCTTCTTCTAACTGTGCGCGGATAAGCTGTATATCTTCTTTTCTTACATCCTGTACATCGTCCCTGATGTCGAAGAACTTACCACGCCCAAAAGTAGCTTCTTCTACTTCCGCTACAGCAGACTCTACCGCTTGCTGCGTAGCAGGTGATATAATTCTGGAACGCTCGGAGTCACGCATACTATCTGACTTATCCCAGATACCACGCCAGATACGATAGTACTCATCAAACTTTTCCGAATAATTTGTTTCGTAGTGGTCACGCCACTGGTCACACTTGTTAATTACCCAACTTTCTAAGTTAGGTTGAAAATCGTTATCATCATCTTGGTACATATTTAGTATCCTGCTATTGAGTCTAGTACTTCAAAGTTATCTTCTTCAAAGTCGTAGTAATAAGAAATGTTTGCTAGTTGGTCTATGTAAGCCAGTGCATCTATCAAGTCATCATGTACTTGTTTGTTAGGAAATTGAAATAATTGGTCTAAAAACTGTAAGTTCCAAGAACCTCGATTAAGTTTAATAGTTCCATGTTCAAAACGACCTTGTAATGCAGCTACAATACGGTCAGTCTTTTTCTTGTTACCGTGTGTGAGTTCTTCTATGCGAAAAAAGGTGTTACGTTGTTTCATCAAATCAGCTAGTGGTGACATGATTGCTTGTTTTGCAATACCTTTCTCGATACCTACAGCTTGTGGTTGATACTCGTTTACTGCGTCAAATATCTTGTTAGCTGTTTCTTCAAATGTCCACCTACCATGTATGATGTCAGCTATCCACCAGCCATTTTCACTGACTTTTGCTACAACTATTGCTGTATCATCAAGCCTAGACTTTTTGCTTTTAGCACTTTCTTCAAAACCAGC